TACTCATTAAATAATTACCAAATTACCTGTTACCGTTACAGTTCCTGATACAGTTACTGGTCCCGCTAAAACTCCTGAATCCATTGTTTGTGTATCAGAAATTGTTGAAGCGTGTGTTGTTACATAAGTTGTTGCTGTCATACTTGCAGACGGAGCTCGTTTTGCAGGGTAAGTACAAAATACAGTTTTAGTTCCAGCACTGAAATCCACTTTGTTATCTGAATTTGAAGAGGAGATAACGGTATCTCTAGAAAGTGTATCAGGTGTTGCATCTGTTACAGTTCCAATACCGACCTCAAACTCAGAAGTTCCATCATGTGAAATACAGTAGAATGTACTATTTGTAGTTCCAATACCAGCAACAAAAGTTTCAAAACCTGTTTCAGCTGTAGCTGATAAGTTTATTGTTCCTGTTCCAGTAGACGTACTTGTCTGTTTAACTCTGTCGTTAAGTACAAAAGCCATTTAATTAATCCTTTACTATTACGCGTCGCCTAGTCTAATAATAGCGTTTGATGCATCAGCAGTAGGAAACTGAATAATAAAGTCTCCGTTTGTTGCTGTTTTATTGCCACCAAAGTCTAATACCAAAACTAATTCGTTTCCGCCTCCAGTAGATTTATATATAGCGGCTCCTGCAGCAGTTAACGTTACAGAGGGAAAAGTTAAATCTTGAAAATCAACGAATGCAGTTGTTGTTCCTGCAACTCCGTTGTTTGTTAGATTGTTTCCACCTGCTGTGTAAGCTGTTCCTGTAGAACTTACTTCACCGTTTCCTGTTCCTGCTAAGTAGACCGTAGAGGCCACACTGTAAGAACCGATACTAGTATATAAAGCACACTTAAAAGTATTTCCTCCGTTACCTGATGTGTCAAAATTAAATACACCTTTTAACAAACCAGATTTAAAAGAATTAGGTACTATATTTGCCATATTATATTCTCCTTATTTATGGTGATGGTGATTTTAAAGGTGTACGAATTGCACCATCTTGCCATTCGTCCCGGCGTCTTCTACCTTGTTGTTCGATAGAGTACGAAGCTAAAGCCCTTTGATATGACTGCTCGTAGTATTGTAACATATCTGCTGGACCTTTCAAGTATCCATATGCTTCTACTAGAGTTCCATACAAAAGTAAATCTTGATATTTATTACTCAAATAAGTTGTTGTTGAATTTGATGAAGTAATGCTAGCTGGTTGCTTTATATATGCTAGTGTTATTTCATAAGTAGCATTTGGTGTTGGGGCCACTACCCAAAAATTAGCATCCCAGTTTGCATAATATTTTGGAATTCCAGATGCAGTTGCTGGCTTATCATAAAATTCTGCCATATATGAAGTGTCCTTTTTTTCTAAAAAAGTTTGAACATTTGGTGTTACATTTGTATCTTTTAATTGAACGTATCTTATAATTCTTAAATCAGATGGTATGGTCACATATCTATTTCCAACAGCTAGGTTTGATGTAGCATAAAATCTATTATCATCAGAATCTGCATCTCTGTAAATTCTATTCTCTGCATTTTTTGCCATAGTGGTTAATATTGCATCAGTTAAAACTGTATTATCAACTTCTGTGTATGATCTAACATCGTCTTTTAAATTTTGAAAAGTGTAACTCATTATTTAATTCCTCTGAACATTGGACTAACAAAAGCGTTTTGTCCACCTCCTGTTATATTACCTGATGCGTTATAAGGCAAGGTTACAGTGAAGCCTGTATTAACTGTTTTTGTTGCTGGTTGTGCCCCAGTATTTTCTGTTCTAGTTATTACTGTTTGAATTTTTAAACTTGGAAAAACATTTACTCCTGCAGTATGTGCAGTTGCTGTAGTGCTTGATGGTGTTTTACCTCTAAACGGAGCGTTAGTGCCTCTTGTTAAACCAGTTAGATTTTGTCCGCCAGATTTACCTGTGTATTTTATAACTTCCCTTTGAATAACTGGAACATAATCTGAAGCTCCTGCAACAGGTGTAGTTGCACTTTGTATAAAAAAGAAACCTGTGTTAGCAAAATTAGTATTACCATCTAAAGTAACAGTCGTATCGGTAGAGGATAAATTAGAACCTAAAATTTGAAATAAAGGAAATAAATTAGCTCCTAAGTTAAAACTTTCTACAGGATTATTACTAGCTGCATTTAAAAATAAAACCTCATCTCCAACTTGGAGATCATGATTTAAAAATTCAACTGTTAGCGTTGGACTACCATTGGTAACTGTAAAAGGATCTTTAGGTAAAGAAAGTGCAACAGGTGGTTCAACTCTAGCTGGTCTAATATTTCTTAATGCAACACCTTCAGACGAAATAGGTTTTGGTTCTAATTGTGGTTGTTTTGGTTCAAACTCTGTTATGTGAACTAAAGATCCGTTCCATTCTCTTACCATTTCGTGATAAGGAAATTCCATTCCTGATCTATCTGATATAGCGATTGCTTTTTTTCCTGACGCATATTTTGGCATTATGATCCTGGATAATAAGTTTTTGGTGTTATGTAAGTGCTGGATGCAGAACCATCTTCTGCTAAAGCTCTTTGTAATTCATCTTCGTACAATAGTTTCATACCTTGTGTTAATTGTGGTGCATATTTTTGAGATAAGTAATAAGTTAAACCTGAAATCATACATGGTATAAATCTAAAAGGTAAATCTGTTGCGTTAGTATAATCTCCAACGTCATCAATTCTTTTTATGTAATATATATGAACATGTTTTGCTGCATTAGTTGAATCTGGTGTTGGGTAAACATGTATTTCAGTTCTATCTATAAATCTTTCAACCCAATATTGATTAGGTGTACCTTTTGATTTTTTATTTGATAAACCACCATAAGTTGATCTATCAATTTTTGTCATTGGTGTATCTGATTGATCTGTAGAACCGATAGTATTAGATCTTAATTGTGATTCTAAAATATCGCTTACACTAAAAACATTTTCTGCAGCGTTTGAATTATTTTTTGTAGTAGCTTGATCTCCAGCAGTTGTGGCTTCTGCTGATGATCTATATAATTTGTACGTATCTTGTCCTTCAACTAAATCAATATTAGTATCTCTTATTTCCCAATAATGAATACCTCTATTACCCCATTCTTGTAAAAGAATATTAAGAGATCTTCTTGAAGATTTTAATTGATAACCTGTTACGTTGTGTATTCCTAAACGCTCAAAAGATTCCTCAACTATTTCATCAATAGTAAAATCTTTGCCGAACGTTGTAGTTCCGGAAGTAGTATTAGCCACAGTTTACCTCCTTAACCAGTATAACCTAAAGTGACTGATCCTGTTCCCGATATAGTAGCATGTACGGTATCTTCAAATCTTATTCCTTCACCAGGAACAAAAATATCTAAACCTTCTGTTGCAAAGTGTGCTTGAAATAATAAATCACCAGAATTGTCTGCACTATTTCTTAATTCAAGTTGACCGGCAGCATGACCTTTTGCTTGAATATAAGTTATTCTGCATGGACCAATATTAGTAGATCCTCCAGCGATTGTCTTTACCTGACCTGTACTTGTTATTCTTGTAAACCTTTGATCTGACATAGTTCTCCTTAAAATTTATGTGTGGGCCGAAGCCCACACTAAATTATTTATTACGCTTCTTTAGCAAATACACCTTGTACATCAACAATCGTCCAATGTGTTGATGAGTTTAAAGATGCACATACTACAAAGTCACCGACTTTTTGTGTAGCTTTTGTATTAATAAGATCTTTGTTATCTGTTAAAGATCCAGCATACAAAATACCATCATTAGCATTTGGGCTAATAGTCATAGCGTTAGTTCCATCAGGAGCTGTATTTACGAATGTAAATATTCTTCCAATAGAAATTGCAGGTAAAGTAAAAACCATTCCATCAGTTTTTGATGTAAAAGTTTTACCAGAATCTGCATTTTGCACCGTGTAGTTTGCTTCTTTGTTTTCTAGATTGAATCCAGTTAAACCTGCTTCGTTAAATTTACCTTGCAGAACTGGTCCTCTAAACAATGTTTGTGCCATAGTATTATCCTCCTAGTTTTTTCGAACGTAGTCTCTAGGCCGTCGACTATACTCGTCTACGTTCTGATTAATTGTATAGTGATAAAACTATATACTAGATTTAACTAGAGCGCAAGAGAGCCTGTAATGTGAATTGAATTTATTCAACGATGTAGCTTTTTATTAAGTAGCTACTGAAACTTGAGGAGCGGCAGCTTCTATCTTATTTTGTGCATCAGCTTTTTCTGCTTCTGCAAGTTTGATACGGCTAATTACTTCTCTGACTTTTCGGTCGATTCTAACCATATCGAGAGTATATCTACCCTCTTTAAGATGCTCCTGCTCCCATTGAAGATCTAATCCCTTCTTCTGTGTGTAAAGGGTCTCCAGATGTTGCATTATCGCCTC